CGGTAGGCGACAAGATCTATGTCTGGCATCCACAGCTCGAGATCGGCGTTTCACTCGGGGACTACGTTAAGGCAAATACCGCCGCTGTTGTCGCTCCAACTTCGGCCACCCTCTACAGCTTGACGCAGCCGAGAACCTATTTCGCGTGCGCCTTCAGGATCCAGCTCCCGGAGGACGTGTCGAAGATGATGCCTCAGGTGCCTCTAGTCATCGACAACATCGGTCGCGAGCTTACCCAGTTCCTCGAACAGTCCTTTGGCGGGCGAGGAGCTCAGGTTACGATCAGACAGGTGATGCGGGATACTCCTACTGTCATAGAACAGGAGTACACCCTCTCCCTTCTGAATGTCAGGCAGACGATGCTTGAGGTCGCAGGTCAGTTAGGGTACGAGAACTACCTTGATGCTCCCTGCTTGCCTGCTCTCTACACACCAGCAACTGCTCCGGGGCTCTTCTGATGGCAAACGGTACTCAACCTCATTGGGCAGAGCAATATGTCGGCATCCCTTGCGGGCCCGAGGCTGGTTTTGATTGTGCTGACCTGGCAGCTATGGTGCAGCGTGATTGCTTCGAGAAGGATGTCCACCTGCCCAAGGAGCGCAAGTACAGAGGAGTAACGGGACACGCTAAGTTCAAGGCGATGAAGCAACAGATCGAAGTCCTCAAGGACAGCTACGCGCATAGGACGGATGCGCCTATCGAAGGTGATCCTGTCCTTCTCAAGACTAGGGGCTACTTCCAGCACATCGGTGTCTTCTGCATGATCCATGGCGAGCCCTGGATACTGCATGCGGCGGACGGAGCGGGTCAAGTAGTGCTGACAAGACAGCGTGACCTCGAGATCAGGGGGCTCTTCGTGGAAGGGTACTACAAGTGGAACTGATCAGAGGACAGAATCCAGTTGTAGTAGTCTCGCCGCACCCTCTGGTGCCAGCGAAGGACCGACATTTCGAATATGTCGAGTTCTATCCCAGGGAGACTCTTGCCGACTACCTGGTGAGGCGTGGGCTCCAGCGTAGGTTTGGACTAGACGGGCGTAGACCTGTTGTATGCACAATTCAGGGACTCCGGGTTCCCCGAGAGCTCTGGAGCCATGTTCGTCCAAAGCCAGGGTACGTCATCGAGTTCCATGCCATCGTCCGAGGCGGCGGTGAGGACGGTAACAAGCTCGGTAGAACAATTGGATTGTTCCTCGTAGCGATTGCTTCCTTCTACACCGGAGGTTTAGCCGCTGCTGCGTATGGGCAGCTTACCGGAGCTGTGGTAGCGGCCGGTGTCTCAATCATTGGTGGTCTTGCGGTCAACGCTCTCTTCCCACCGCCGAAACCTCATACTCCGGACGAAGGCGATACCTCCCCGACGTATGCCCTGTCAGGCGGCTCGAACCAGATGCGCCGATACGAGCCGATGCCCCACATCATCGGTACGCACAAGATCTTCCCTGACTTCGGGGCGCAGCCATACAACGAGTTTCGGGGTGAGGATCAGTTCGCGTTCTACGTCTTTAACGTCGGCTACAACGACGTGACGCTATCGGACTTCAAGCTCGGTGATACACCGATCGAGGACTTCACTGGGGTGATCCTAGAGGTGTCTCACGCAGACGGTAAGCTCGAGCTCTTCCCTGGTAACGTCGATACAGTTGCCGGTGAAGAAATCACCCAAGCTGGAAGCTGGGTTCAAAGGACATCATCCGATCATGCGACGCAGCTAGCCGTCGAGATCAGCGGGTTACTCTTTGGGATCAGTGACAAGGGTGACGTCATCGCGAACGGCGTATCGATAGAGATCAACTACCGTAAGGTGGGAGACTCCACCTGGATCACATCGATCGTGACCAGTGACGAAGACCCTCTGTTCGCGCAGGGAGGTGGATGGGGTGACACTATTCGGGTCACCAGGGAGGAGGCCTTCATCAATCAGCTGTACGGTAGCCCTCCAGGCCAGATCCGGATTGAGAACGCTAGCCGGAAGCCGCTCAAGCGTACCTACGCCTGGGGAGTGACTGAAGGACAGTACGAGGTACGTGTCCGCAAGCTGTCGCTCGACTCCACCAACGACCGAGACATCAAGGATCTGCTCTGGACGCAGCTCCGTACATACCAGCCTGACACCGCTAACTATTCGGGCCAGCAACGAATTGCCCTTCAGGTCAGAGCTACAGGCCAAGTTTCTGGCTCACTGCCACCCTTCAGCTGCATCGCCAGAGCAAGAGCTCTTCCGCCTGACTTCGACTGGGCAGGTCAAGACGATGCCCCTTCGCTGGCAATCGATCTCCTTACTGGCTCGTTCAAGATCGTAGCTACGAGCGAGTCAGATGTACCACGTGTTATCTTTACTCGTGCTGCGGGAGTTGCTACCCGAGTCAATCCTCAAGGGTTCATCGAGACAGTAGGTACTGACGTGCCCCGTTTCGACTATGATCCTGTGACAAAAGCCTGCAAAGGGCTACTGGTCGAAGAAACCCGTACTAACAGGGCGCTGAGAAGCTCCGAACTCGACAACTCGTACTGGTCGAAAGAGGGCGCTTTAACGGTCGATGCTAATGTCGCAGTAGCCCCGGACAACACTCTTTCCGCAGATAGGTTGAACGACAACAGCGCGGTGGCTTGGGGGTTGCTCACTCGAAGCGACTTCCCGGTATCCGCAAATACACCCTACTGTGCATCGGTCTTCGTGCTGAAGGATTCGATCCCACCGGACACTAGATTCTGCCTTCTGAGGATAGGTTTCGATGCTGCCGGGTCTAACTATATCGACCTGAGGTTCAGGACAGACACCGGCGCCGTATCTACGACAAACCCCTTCAGCCGGACCATCCATGCGGCAGGTAGTCAGGACTTTGGGCTCTTCTGGAGGTTCTGGATAGCAGGTGAGTCGACGGTAGTAGGAGCCAATGCAGAGGTCGAACTCTACCCAGCTGTTGGCGCAAGTGCTACGATGTCTAACTATTTCGCCTCGACTACTGGTAGTATAGTAGCATGGGGTCTTACGTGGGAGCAAGGAGCCTTCCCGACTTCCTACATTCCGACCACTGACGCAGTGGCTACGAGACCATACGATCGTGCAATCCTGCCTAGCGGCGAATGGTTCAATGAGTCGTCCTTTACCATAACTACCGAGTTTATTAAGCCCATTGTCCCATACGGTGGTGGTATCTCGGCCTTTATGGTAGCACGTACTCTCACCTCAAGGGCTGCGTACATAACATCCGGGTCGTCTGCTGTGAGCGGGTACGACGGGACAACTGTTGCTGGTGGACATAATATTACGGCAGGAGCCGTTGGTAGAAGTGCATATGCCGTAGACTCCGGAGGGCAGAGCATTTCCGTAAACGGCGGGACTACCCTGAGTTTCGCGTACGATGGCACGTGGAATTCTGGCGAGGCTTTCGGGCTCGGGATGGATAACTCTCCTCAAGCTCACTTGAATGGTCACCTACGTCGCGTGGCTTTCTACTCTTCGAAGCTGTCCGCTGCGACTATGCAGAAGCTGTCGACTAGCGGTCCTGCAGTGTTCGCTAAGGAGGACTCATCGAACCCAGCCTGGTGGTATTTGGAAGCTCTCCGCGGCAGACTCCAGAACGGCAGTAAGGTATATGGTGCCAATCTACCGGATAGCATGATTGACTTGGAAGGCCTGCAAGCCTTCGAAGACTGGTGCGACAGTGAAGGGCTCACGATCAATGCCATTCTGGACACCCAGACGTCAGTGTACGATGTGCTACAGACCATCGCACTGATGGGTCGAGCGACACCCTCATGGGCAACAGGCAAGCTAGGCGTAGTCTGGGACGCGCCGAACTTGCCCACGACGATGGTCTTCGGGATGCACAACATCGTAGCAGGCTCGTTCGAGGTGAACTACGCCACAGAGGATCTGGCAGAGGTCATCGAAGCTGAGTTCATCAACCCCGATCTGGACTGGCAGCGAGATGTAGTTAGGGTCCAGGTTCCGGGAACAACTGGACAGACTAAGGTCCGCCGAGTGCAACTGTTCGGGCGGACAGACAAGGATCTAGCTGCGCAGGATGCCAACCTCTACGCAGCCAACAACGCGTACCGGAATCGGAAGTACAAGTGGACCTCGGACTGGGAGACGATGCCATGCGCCAGAGGTGATGTTGTTCAGATCTCCCACGACCTAGCCTCTCTGGACTACTCCGGGCGATTTGTCGAGGGCACAACGACTACGTCCTTGAAACTGTCCAAGAAGGTGCCTCTCTACGCGGGAGGCTCCTTCATTGTCATCGTCAAGCCTGATGGCGAGATGTCTACGCACACGATCGCTGCAGGTTCGGGGGATACCGATACTCTGACAGCTTCTCCGGCTCTTCCCTTTAATCCTGGTGCAGATACGGAGCATCCGCCGTATGACTACAAGTGGATCTACGGTCCGACAGCTACGCCAGGTAAGAAGCTGAAGATCGAGTCCTTCAAGCCTGTGAGCGAGCGGTATGTCGAGGTTTCCGCCGTCGACGAGGCAGACTACTTCTATACCGCGAAGGACAACCCCTACACCTATGTGCCCCCGACACCGGTCTTTGGACAGACCCCAGTCATCCAAGGACTGACACTGACACCGGAAGGTGTGAAGTCTGGAAAAGGGTATACAGTACGAGTCCTCGTGGAGTGGCAGGTTCAGGGATCCTACTCCACGGCGGACGTCAAAGTAGGTATCGGCACATCCTCTCTTGTCCTAGTAGGGCGTGCGATCAAGGGTAGTGTGCACGAGTTCCTCATGACCGACGATCAGGACGTAACGGTAGAGGTTACCGTCTACTCGGATCTGGGACGTGTTGGATCCTCCGCCAAGGCTACGGTCACGGAGCACATCAACTTTGCTGCGCTGAGGGCGCCAGGAGATGTAGTAAGCTTCACCATCGCCGGGGACATCTTCAACTGGAGCGAAGTCACTGAGGTCGATGTTGTCGGGTACCAGATCCGGTTCCACTTGGGCGACAAGCGGACGTGGGAAGATGCCTCTCCGATGCACGAAGGTCTCATCACGGAGCACGAGTGGCAAATCCCGACGACTCCCTTGGACGACGATGTTGTTACATACCTGATCAAGGCCGTGGATGCCGCAGGTCGATACTCTGTCAATCCCGCCATCCTCATCAAGAACCTGGGCGATCCTCCTATTGCCAACGTGGTGGAGACGGTCGACTACCGAGACCTCGCGTGGCCTGGAACAATCACTGGAGGAACGATCTCTGGCGGGGATATCGTTGCCAACACGACAGCACTCTTCTATTCGGGTGTAGATACGGATCCGCTCTACACGAACGATGCTGATCCGATGTATCCAGCGACGAACTATACCGCTCTGACGTAC